ATTTACTGTATTAAAAGTTCTATGAATAAAAGTATTAGTAGATTTAAATAGTCTGTCATACAATGATGTTGTTATAGAACTAGCTTCTCTAGCAGTTGGTAAACCATGAGCTAACAAAAACTCTTGGTACCCACCTGCAGTAACCGGACCGCTATACATAGCCTTCCAACGCATTCCACCTCTAAAGAATCTATAGAGATATGAAATGTATTCAACTGGGGTGATTTTAAAGTTAGTAATATCATCGGGACTAGCTCCACCTGGATTAAAGGCGGATCCAAAATAATAATTTGGGAAGGACCAAGCAGGTCCTGTAGCTAGACTAGTAATATTCTGTGTAGGTGCAAACCTACGTGTCAAATATCTTAAGTTGGACACATACTCACCTATAGAATACTTGCAGGGATCAATTTTATTAGTGTGACTAGTTTCAAAGAGACGTGGTTTATCAACCATGTCATTGAAACCTTGATCCTGTGCAGTCCCAAAAACTTGGGCTTTAAAGGTAGGAGCGTTTGGGAGGGAAGGTACGTACCGTTGAAATGTTGGCACAGCAAACTGCAGATCCGATTCTCCAGCGATCCAAATATTAAAATGGATACGGTCGAGAACAGAATCAGGAGCACGTAACTGATTAAACACCTCTATACGGATAGTACCTATGCTAGTTTGTGATTCTACTTGGTTAGTAAGGTTGCAAGGTTGCCATTCTAAAATATTATTATAGGGGATAGAAAATTCTATTTCTGATTGATTACGTAAATCAAACACCCAGTTATACGCCTGTTCAGCTGAATCAACTGAACTGTTGAATGAACCGGGTATATAGATTATACGTACTCTACCAGAATGATAAGCTGTCTTAGCAGCTTGTATCTTATATCTAAGGCCACCTCGCCAAAAGTTAAACATAGAAGCAACAAAAGCGGTAGTAGTGGGTTGGTAACACTTTTCATCGGGTTCGTATTTGCACCAACCGGGGGCGACAGGAAAAGAGTACAGTGAGTCCCCAACAGCTGAGGTAGTAGTCATTACAAATGAATCTACCCAACATCTGCGAGCACACACTGCACTAATATCCATATCATCCACGGAGGAGCCGAAAAGGTC